GCTCCAGATTCTAATGCCTTAACACAGTATCGAAGTGCAGGTCTTAATTTACCTGTTATCCAACAGGTAGACGCCGTAACAAACGCCCCCTCTTACTTTGTAGACATGAGCAATGCAATGTCAAAGCATAGATTAGGGGCCCAAGTAGAAATAAAAAACACAGAAGACCTATCTGGTTATAATTTGTTCCGAACTGAAGCGGGTAGTGGTTTTGCTATTAAACCTGATGGAGATGTAGTTGCAGTATTTGCTTCTCCAAATGAGCCTAAAGGCGGAAGTTTTGCAATGCTTCAGGCTGCAGTACAGGCTGGAGGCACTAAATTAGACGCTTTCGACACATACTTACCTGAAATATACGAAGCCGTAGGTTTCCGTCCGGTGGCTCGTCTACCGTGGAACGATGAGTTCGCACCTCCTAACTGGGACAAGAAAGCTTTTTCGAAGTACAGTAAAGGTGAGCCGGATGTTGTTTTCTTTGTCCATGACCCTAAATACTTTGGCGGAGCTAAAGACGTTCCTGTCGTCACAGATTATGACGACGCAGTAAGGCTACAGAATGAAGCGTTAGGCACTTCATCAAACGCTCCTCAATCTCTTATCTATGACGCCGAAAAAATAGCCAAGCTTCCACGGGTGGCTAATGATCCCGTAGCTCTGCGCTTTAACGAACAGGTAGGAGCCGACCTTGAAGCTGCAATAAGGCAGTACCGGCAGCTTCCTGAAACCAAAGGCGGAAAGATTCTTAATACGGATTTCGCTAGGGAATTAAATCCTGAATATCGTAAAGACCGCACTCTTTCAGGCAGCGTCCAAATAACGGCTAATGAAATAAACGAGATTATGTACCAACAAGCACTCCGCGACACTATGGGTCAGGAAGACCAGTGGGTGTTTACAGGAGGCGGAGCAGCCTCAGGTAAAACGGCAGGTCTTCCTGACGAAATGGTAGACGAGTATGACCTAGTGGCAGATGGAACTTTAGCTAACTTTGAAAAGTCGTCTGCTCAAATAGACCAAGCATTAGATTCAGGTAAAGCTGTAACTGTTATCTATGTAGATCGTTCACCGGAAAAAGCTTTCCCTTTGTTGCTAAGTCGAGCAAACAAAATGGAAAAAGAATTAGGTTCAGGACGAACAGTCCCGCTTAATGTTTTCTTAGGAGCCCATAGAGACGCTCGTCAAAGCATTAAGAAAATTTCTGATAAATATAAAAACGACGACAGAGTGGCTATTCAGATAGTCAATAACCAAGGCGGGGAAGGGGAACAGTTTATTACTACTGTAGATAAAATCAGCAAAATGGACTATGATACGTCGCTAGTTGAAATAACTAACGCATTAGAGGATGCATATGGACAAAACAAAATCAGTGAATCTATCTACCGCTCCATCAAAGGCGACACTCAGCCCCAAAGCACGAGCGCGCAGGGACAGACTCTTAAAAATGACGTTGCCCGGAATGCAGGCGATGAGCCTAAACTCAAGCAAGGGAATCAAGTAACTGCCGACGCTCTAGAGGTAGGCGTTGACGAAACCCTAAGTGGTGGTCAACGGCTAAAAAACTACACACCCGATAATCTAAAGACCCTCGAAACCCTTGCTACTAAAGCTACCGCAGGCACAAGAAAAGCAGATGCCTTAATAAATGCGCCTGTAGAAGCCGGAAGCAAAGTAGGCATACGTTTAAACCTTAATTCAAAAATCCCCGATGCGCCAAAAGGTTTAGATAAACTTCAAACACTTCACAAAAACAATTTTAACGGAAAAGCCCTTTCTTACGTTCCTTATGCCACAGTGGAAAACGTTACGTTTAACGTAAACCAAAAAGGTAGACAAGGAATAGCCGCTAAAATATCAAACATAGACGTGCCAGAGGCTAAAAATAAGTTCCCTGCTATGTCTGTGGACGGTAATTATGTTCCCGACAAGAATGTCCTTTTAGACGGTGAAGATTTTGTCGAGATAGGTTTTAACCCTAAAGCACATCACTTATTTATTGATATGAATACAGGTCAAGCTGTAAAAGGTGCAGACTTAGCTACTGTTGTAGGCGACAGAGTGTATGCTAAAGGCATACAGTATTATAAAAAATCAGAGGCCCCTGATCCTTTGAACGCCTCAGACGGTACGGACTTACCCAGTCAGGTAAGATATCAAAAGATGAAACGTGGCGGATCAGTAGAACGAGTGTACAATGACCCAAAATACATTTAGGACAATACTATGCCTATAGAAAAAGTGGTAAACCTAGCTCCCGAAACGGACATCATCGAAGTCATGGAAGAGATGGAGCCGGACATAGAGATCGTCCTTGAAGAGGACGGCAGTGCGACGGTAGAGATTGACCCCCAAGATGATGACGTAGAATTCTACAGTAACCTTGCCGAGGTTATGGATGATAACGAGATGTCGCTTATCTCCTCTGACCTGTTGGCCTTGTTTGAAGCAGACAGGTCCTCTCGTGGCGAGTGGGAAGAAATGTACTCTAAAGGCCTTGAGCTATTAGGCTTGAAGATAGAGGACAGGACTCAGCCGTTCCGAGGAGCCGCAGGCGCGGTGCATCCCATGCTGACAGAGTCTATTGTCCAGTTTCAAGCACAAGCATTTAAAGAACTCATGCCTGCCGGCGGTCCTGTCAGGACGCAAACTTTAGGTAAAGAAACATTAGATAAGATCCAACAGGCTTCGCGCGTGCAGGATTTTATGAACTATCAGATTACCTCGGTGATGAAAGAATACACGCCAGAGTTTGATCAGCTCTTGTTCTATACGGGCTACGGTGGTTCTACATTTAAGAAAGTTTACTATGACGAGCAGCTTGGCCGAATGGTAAGCCGCTTAGTCCTACCTGATGATCTGTATATTCCTTACAACGGGTCCAGTGTTATTTCTGAATGCCCACGTATTACCCAGCGTATTGCGATGGATACGAATGAATTTGCCAAGCGAGTATTTGCCGGTGAGTACATTGATACCCCACTAGACCCACAGAATGACCCCACGGGTGGCAATCAGATCAAGGATGCTATCAATCAAACCGTAGGCATTTCGCAAAGCGGAGAGCCGGAGGAAGTCTTTTTATTAGAGTTTCAGGTCGATTTAGACTTATCAGGGTTTGAGGACCTTGATGAAAACAACGAGCCAACAGGAATCAAGGTTCCTTATGTCGTTACCTTGGATGAGGCAAGTGGCAAGGTCGTTGGAATCCGTAAAAACTGGCTAGAAGACGATGAACTCAAGAAAAGACGCGAATATTTTGTGCATTATGTGTTGGTAGAAGGTCCCGGCGCTTATGGATTAGGGTTTGTTCATCTCATTGGTGGTCTTTCTAAGACAGCGACGGCGGCATTGCGTCAACTTCTTGACGCTGGAACGCTATCTAATTTACCGGCTGGATTTAAGGCGAAAGGCGCGCGAATAGCGGATGATGACAATCCAATACAACCGGGCGAGTGGCGAGATATTGACGCAGGTGGCGCAGAATTGACGGCTTCACTGATGCCTTTACCTTACAAAGAGCCCTCTCAGACACTTTACACCTTGATGGGCTTTGCCGTAGACGCCGGAAAGCGTCTAGCAAGCATTGCAGACATGCAAGTGGGCGATGGAAACCAACAAGCGGCAGTAGGAACGACGATTGCCTTGCTTGAAAGGGGCTCGATGGTCATGTCGGCCATCCATAAACGCCTGTATTACGCTCAAACACAAGAATTTGAGATGTTGGCGCGTGGATTTGGTGAATATTTACCGGATGAGTACCCGTATGACGTGCCCGGAGCGTCTCGATGTATTAAAAAATGCGACTTTGACCATATGGTCGCTATATTACCTATCGCAGACCCCAATATTTTCTCTGCTGCACAGCGAATTACGTTGGCACAGACCCAATTACAGTTGGCACAAAGCGCGCCACAGATGCACAACATGTACGAAGCGTACTATCGTGTGTATCAGGCACTGAATGTGCGAGATATTGACGGCATATTGAAGGTCCAGACCAATCAAATGCCTAAAGACCCTGCTAGTGAGAACATGGAAGCAGCGGATGGCAAGGAACTGAAGGCTTTTGCAGGGCAACAGCACGATGCTCACATTGCCGCGCACTTAATTATGGGAATGTCACCGTTAATTCAGGCTAATCCGTTAGCCGCTGCAGAATTACAGAAGCATATCCTACAACATATCCGATTGAAGGCCGAGGAAGACACCGAAGCGACCTTATTTGAGCAGTATGGTAACGATCCTGATAATATGATCTCTGATCTACAACGTGAGGCAATGGTTTCCATTAAAGTTTCGGAATACATGATGGAAATGAAAGGAATGCAGGGTGAGTTGTCCGGTGAAGGTGGACAAGATCCAGTGGTCATGCTAAAAGCCCAAGAGTTACAGCAAAAAGCGGCTAAAGATCAGGCCGACATTGCATTGAAGCAAGAAGGTATAAAGGTGGATCAGGCTAGAATAGTCCAGAACGCCGAATCGAATGAGGCACGCATTGAATCGCAGCAAGACATTGCTAAGTTGCGTGCAGATGTAGCAAGAGAACGTATTTACGCACCCAGTAAACTTTAGGAGGTAGAATATGCCCGGTTCAATGGCTCGTGACAAAAGAGTATTACGAAACTTAGATGATGAGATTTATCGCATTGCACCTAAGACCTATGCAAAAGGCGCAAAAGGCAGAGATGCCCGTGAAGAATACGGTCGGGTTGACCGAGAGAAAGCATTTGAAAAGCGCAAAATGAATCGCATGGCAAAAGGCGGAGACGTTAAAAAGCAGACTAAGGCAGACAGGCTTGATGAGCGTTTAGGAAACATAGACGGCAAAGAAAGCACTAAATCCCAGTCTTATCGTTCACGCAGAAACGAAAGCAAAGGCATGACAGGTAGAAAAATGAATACCGTACAGGCTCGTGGTTGCGGTCTAGCTAAAAGAGGCTGTGGCCCTACTCGTCTTTGTTAGAGGAACATTTACAATGGCAGCAGGCGTAAATCATTATTCTCGTGATGGCAAAATCCACAAGGGTGGGACACATAAGCACCCCGATGGCACGGTGATGACGGGGAAAACCATGACAAAGCAAAGTAAAAAGCTTTATCACTTTGGCGATTTAAACAAAGCGGCGCAAAAGAAAGCACGATCCCAGTGGGGAACATAAGATGCCTTTGAAACGTGGCTCTAGTCAAAAGACCATTTCAAGCAATATAAAGACAGAGATGGGCGCGGGGAAACCAAAAAAACAAGCCATTGCAATTGCCTTGAGTAAGGCAGGGAAGAGTAAAAAGGTAAAAAAGGCGGCAAAAGGAGGTTCGATTAAGGCTTCCAGTAGTCGCACAGGTAAAAAACCTGCTAGAATAGTTAAAAAACGAGATGGCAATAAGCCAGTAAAGATATATTAAACACAAGCCTCCAGACGGGGCTATTTTACCGTCTGCTTTCATGGAAAAACGACCATGCTTGAATTCGCTGAAAGCGTATTGAAAGAAGTACGAAAACTGCAGCAAGATTCCGAAGCCATTGTCCTCAACGGAACAGTGACTGACATGGAGCGCTATCGTTTTCTGATGGGCCGTCTGGAAGGCATAAAGCTTGTGGATCAAATTATCCGAGATAAATTGGATAAACACTCCGAAGATTTTTAACCACCAGAAGAGGCACACATGGAAGCAGAGAAGTTAACCCCTCTCGAAGAGAAATGGAAAGAAGAATCCGAAGTGAAAGAAGCGGAATCTTCTAAACCAAATCTTAACGACGCATA